ACATAAGAAGGTGTATTTTCCGGCTTCTCTGTACTAGTATCTTTATTTCTTGGTGGGGCAAATAATATTTCTGATATGCCACTTAAAACCATTGATGCACCAACTGAAAACCATGTAGAAGACATTTCTGGTGCATATATCATCAAAGCAATACCAACTACTACTTTAAAAAATCCACCACTACCTACGGTAACGGGCACTATTTTTATAGTATCTACGGCTGTAATAGAGCCAAGTTCTTCCGCGCCAATATCCATTTTATCTAAAAATACATGGAAGTTATGTTGTTTTAAATATTGTTTGAAACCTTTTAAATTTATTGATAGGGCTCGCACAGCCTCTGATGGTGTTGCTACAGCTAGTTGAAAACTTTTTCCAAACTTTTTACCTAGATGACCATATAATTTTATTGTTTTTAATTCACTCATATTGGTATCTCCCTAGTTGTAAGTCCCGCTGATATAACCTGAGAACCTACTCTAACTTTTCCATAGCATAACGAAACTGGATTTCCTTGAGAAATAGTATTAACTGGTCCATTAAATATATAGGACGGACTATTTTCAGGTTTTTCACTATTATATGACTTAGGTTTTGGTGGTGCAAATAATACCTCTGCAATACCAGATATAGTCATACTTATACCTATTTTAGTTATCCAAGGTTGTTGAGTTACTATACCAACTACAACTAATACTACACCGACAACTGCTTTTAAAATTCCACCACTACCTGCTGTAACGGGAATTATTTTTATAATATCTGAGGATACTTTATAGTTAAGTTCATCTTCTGCTAAATCTTTTTTATCTATAAATATGTGATAGCCTGGAGCACTATGCTTAGTTAAATACTGTTTAAAACCTTTGATATTAACAGATAGTGCTCTTATAGCTTCAGCAGGTGTAGATACTGCTAGTTGGAAACTTTTTCCAAACTTTTTACCTAAATGTCCATATAGTTTTACTGTTTTTAATTCAACGGACATTTGAGCCTCCCCTACATAAGTGATTTATGTCTTATTACCCTACTAGTTATTTTTTGCCACCAACCACCATATATCTCCTCGGAAGATAATCTATTCATTGGGTGGTGTAATATTCTATTATTTCCAATATATATTGCAGCGTGATTTTCAATACTTGCACCTACTCTCATTAAGAATAGGTCGCCTACTTGTACACTACCATCGGTTACAACTTCAAAACCTTGTTCTGGAAATCTATCATTATAATAATTCTTTCCTGTTTCCCACCATAAGTCTTCTCGGGGATAATTAGACAAATCTATATTTAGAACTTGTTTATAATAATCTCTGATTATTGTATAACAATCTACTACACCATGATGGTACATTCTACCTATTAAGGGTTGAACATATCCAGATGGTTTAGTTATTGTATATTCTTTTAAAAATGGATTAACTATGATCCAAGGTATTGTATCTAACTCTAAACTAGATAAATCGGTTTGAGATGGTTTAGGAGATGACTTTGGGTGTGAATGTACTATATACATTATCTCGCCTAAATCTTCTGCTTTTGCATAATCGATAGGAGAAATTATAAAGTGATCTACACTATTAAGTTGATTAGTACAAGGTATATATCTTAGTCTACCTTTTAATAGTATAACTATACCACAGGCCTCTACAGGAGCTTGCTTTTCTGCATGAGCATATATTTGTGTATTAATCAACTCTTCTATTGTCATTATCTTATTAATCCTACTGCTGGGAAACCACCAAATGGTAGTATTTCATTAACAAATCTAATTTCACATGAACCTAAACGTTTTCCACATTTATCTTGGTTTATTGCACATGGCTCATCAAATTCATTGAAGTAGTTAGTTCCAGTATACCCACATTCAGCACTTTTATAGTTCCATGAACATAGATTTTTAACTATTTGTCTACGCGGTAATACTACACCGGTAAGTTCAAGTGCTGATGCTAACTCAAATTCTACTTGGATTTTATCTTCTTTGCTTTTTCTATCCACATAGTATATATCATCTGGAAAGTGTGCATTACTATCTGCTGTAAGATTAATTCCATCTGGAAAATTTACAGCATCTAGATACTTAACAAAAGTACGTTTGCGTATAAACTTACAAGTAACTAAGTCATTCATAGATAGGGTTAACTCACCTATCATACCAGATATATTTGCTAATAGTAGTTTTGGTCTTGGTTGACTACCTACTCCAGATGATTCAAAACCTGTTGCCTCTAGTGGGAATGGTACATATGTTATACCTTGCCAAACTACAGGTGCATTAAGTGTATTAACATCAGAGTGAAAATAATAAATTGGTCCACCTTGCTTAGTAGTATCCAACTCATAAAGTTCTATAAGTGAATCAGCATCTAATTTCTGAATCTCGGAAGTTATGCTAACTGGTGCGTCTAATGGCATAAATTATCCTAAAGGTCAAAGACCTGTGTAAATGTTACTGATATATTGCGAGAGATTGAAGTATCATGAACCATTGTCCATTCTGAAGCCATTACTTTAATTTCATAAAGCTCTCCTGGTGGAGTCCAATTAAAGTATGTTCTACCTTCTGTAGCTTCTAAAAAGGCTATAATAGCATTAGCTGTATCAACATCTCTACCGTTAAAACTTAGATTGTACACTGACGGCATATTATTAATGCCATCTCCAGTTCTTTGAGCATATCCGTCTCCGAACTGATAAAGTAATACTCTAGGTTTAGTACTCTTACTAAATCCCCTGTCGGGAACGTATGAAAAGGTATTCGCCATATTTATTCCTATTTTTGTATTTTATCTAGTATATCAGATGTGCATAAAAAAGGCAAGGATAAAAATTATCCTTGCCTCTTATTGGTTTACCTCTTATTGAGCAAACCACCGGAACGTTGTTGATTTACAATCTCTTCCCTAACTTTACTGCTGATTATCATACCTAGTTGTTTAGCATCTTGGGTATTAGTAGTACCAGTAGCTTGTGTATCAGTATTACCTTTAGCATCTACATTAACAACTATACTAACTGGACCGCTTCCACCACCGGTATTACCTTGCATAGTTACTGGAATAGTGCGACCATCTGGTAGGGGAACATAAGCTTCGTTCATTCTACCTTCGCCATATATAGCCATTTGCGGACTATTTGCAATACCACCACTAGCATATTTATTTAATTTAAGTGGACCATATTCACTCATGACACCGCCATTAGCAAACATAGGACCAAACTGTAAGAAGTTTGAAAAGGTTTCAAAACCACTACCAATAGAGCTACCTATGCTACCTAGTAAACCACCTAAGCCACCTAAGCCACCACCTGCCCCACCACCAGAAAACATTCCTAAAATACTTTGGAATATTCCGCCAATGCCAGTACCTAAACCACTTACTAGATTCATTACTATGCCTTGTGGGCCAAATAAACCACCAAAACTATTAGTAAGTCCACTAAAGAAAGTTGGTACTGAATCACCTAAACTAGCTAAACTATTTCCTGCTTCATCAGTTGCGGTTGAGAAGTATTCTGCTGCCGAAGCCGCATTATCTAGATTATCTTGAGTTGAGTTCATATTGAAGCCAGTATTAGAATCTAGTTTTACTGATAAAGGAAGTGCTGCAAAAGCAGTTTGACCTTCCATACCTGGGGCATCTTTTCCAAAACCAAACATACCTGCAGCATCTTTTAAAATACTAGCAGGGCCGATTCCCGCTAATTTCTCGGTAGCTATTGCTGTACGTTCTGCGTAGTTTAAAGCTTTTTCTTCGTTAGTATCTAAATTGACTCCGGGTAGTACAGCACCCATAATATCTTTAATTACATTACGAGCATTAGATTTTAGCTGTTCTGCTGCCATTTCTCTAAAGCCTTCTGCAACTGTATTACGAAATAAATCACTTATTTCTTTAAATGTGATTTTAGTGCCATTCATCATTTTAGTAGTAATAGAATCTATAGCTGCATCCATGCCAGAGTAAACTGCATCAAAAACACCTGTTACAGTATCTTTCATGTTTGATTGGAAATCTCGGGCACGTCTAACTGCTTCATCATAAACTGTTTGAGCTTGATCAGTACCTGATAGACTAGCAAAGTTACGCTTTCTAACAACTAATTCCTGCTCTAATAAAG